ATTGGTGTAGATGTTTCTCCAACGAAGTGATGTAGTACCTAAATCATGTGAATTATCTGCATTAGGTCTAATAGTGCCATACACTTCAGCAAGTCCAAAAATATTAACCCCATTAGATCGAGTACCTAACTTTAAACCGCCATCGTAATAAAGCTCTACTGCTCCGTCATCTTTACAAATAATAGAATTTTCACCAGATTTAGCTTGTATGTATAAGAACTTTTCATCAACACCTCTTATGAAAAAATCACCAGTTTTATTATCTATATAAGAGTTTGTACCATCATGGTAAAGCTCTAAATCTCCAAAAGTATCAGCACCAATTTGCAAACGATCATCATTAGATGAACTACTATCTCCTAGTTTTATATTGTTACCATTACTATCTAAATTACCGCCTAACTGTGGTGATGTGTCATTTACCAGATCAGTAATAACACTTTCAAACGTAGGGTCTGCACCATTATTAGCTCTTAAAAACTTTCCGTTACTACTTGCATCACCATGTAATAACTTATCTAAAGTGACCGCTTGATCTGCCAACTTAGCGGTTATGACTGATCCGTTTTGTAAGATCGCACTTGTTACTGTGTTGTTACTTGGAGTTCCAATATTTACTGTAGAACCCATTACCACTATGAATACATCTGATCCACTAGCAGGGGCAGAAGATAGTTTTACAGTACTGCCTGATAAAGCAAAACCTTCTGAAGGTGTAGATGTTCCACTATTAGGTTTCTGCACAACACCATTAATACTAAGGATTATCTGTTGAGCATTTGCTGGTGCATTACTTACAGTAAAATCTGTTCTACTTCCGTCAAACGACTCACTAAATGTAGAGATAAAGAAGTTACCTATACTCTGTGCTTCTTCCCACGCACTATTGGTTGAGTTATAAACTAATAATTTCTGAGTAGACGTATTAAAGAACAGATCACCAGCATCAAGATCAGTTGTAGGGTTAGAAGAACCCACTCTATACCTAGCTGCAAAGTCATTTATATCATTACTAAGTTGCTCTACATCAGCTTCTTTTGCTAATAGCTTATGGTAAGTATAAGTTTGACTAGAGCCTGTAGAACTGACCATAAGACCAAGACCAGCAGCCATTGTCTTGCTTTGTAAGCTAGAAGGAAAGCCATTAATAGTTACGTTATCTGATCCGTTTCCTGTTGTTCTTGCATTTGTAGCAACACCACTTCCATTGACTACAAGACCTTCTATGTCTGAAATACTGATAACAACACCAGATGAAGGTTGTGAAGTAGGGAAGCTATCTTCATTAGCTATAACTTCTAATCCACCAATAGGTGCGATCTGTGCAGCTACAAAATCTACAACCGCACCAGAGGTAGGAAACTTTGTATCATCATCAGTTATAGTTGTTTGCTTTGCCATGCCATCTATTTGGTTTAGATCGGCAATATCAGCAGTCAAAGCTGTACTGTCAGCTAACTTAGAAGCTGTACCAGACTGCATACCAGCTAGTGTTGTTAGTTCTGCATCTGCTATTTTAGAAGTAGTGACTGAATTTGCTGCTAGTTCAGAACTTGTTACTGAGTCTGCTGCAAGGTGACTAGCATCTAAAGGACTGCCAGCTATAAGACTTTTGATTTCTGCTATTGTTTGATCTGTTGTGGCATTTACTTCAACAGAGTTTAGCTTTGCAAGTAAAGCATCGGTAAAAGAATTTGTATTAGAATTTGCTTCATAAGCTGTTTTTATTTCTGCATTTGTTTGATCGGCAGTAGCTCCAGTTTCTACAGTATCTAATTTTGTACCATCAGCAGATACATCCCTGCCATCAACAGTTCCAGATGTAGCAATATTCTGACTACCAAAATCAGGAGATATTTTAGTTCCAGCTATAGCTGCACTTGCATTTACATCAGCATTAACAATACTTCCGTCTGCAATTTGTGTCGATGTAATACTACCGACTCTTTCTAAAAATGCTTTAGTTACTGCATCTTGAGCATTGGTAGGATCTGAAACATTAATTATCGGTTGATTTTTTGCATCTTGTCCTTGAGGTGTACGTTGAATACCAAGAGCAGCTTCATCTTTTGCTTCTTGTATTCCGTATAGTAGCTGTAATACAGCAGTATCAAGGTCGCCAGCAGTTAAAGTAGAGCCATCAACAAAATCAACTAATGCATTTGTTAATGGAGTATCTCTTGTAATTTCAATTCCTACTCCATTCTTAGGTGCTCCAGATGTTTCTTGAGTAGATGTAGCTGAACTAATAGTATTAAATTCAATAGTCGTATCATTTATAAAAGTAAAATTAGTATTAGCTACATTATTAAGTGCAACAACAATATGATCCTTTTTTACATATGGAAAAGGTATGGTAAATTGCTTGGTTGATCCATTACCAGTAGCAGTAAATTGAGCAAAAGGCATAGCTAAGAATTAATAATTTCCCTCCATTCATTAAGATTAACACCTAGTCCATAAACTGGCTCACTATCTCTGTTAAGAGTTGCAAGTTTTCTTGATTCGTATTCATTAAGTGATAGATCTAATTGCTTACTTCCATTACCACCCTCTCCAATCTCATTAAGATATTTTTGTTTAGTTACTTTTTTGTATTCTTTAGCTACATTCATAATTAATTTTAATTTTGTAAGCATCCTTTTGTCTGATATTCTTTCTGGGAATTGGAAATTTTCTCCTGTATTTCCTTTTGCTTGTGTTTTAGAAGTTCCGATTTTACTAGGATTTATGTCTCTTGCTAAAAGGTAATTATCATTTTGTGTTATCAAATAATGCAATGCTTCAGAAAATGTCATTGGTATTCCAGCACCTACAATATCTAGCTTCACTTCAGTTGCAAAAATTTGTTTTACTCTATTAAATTGTACATCATCTAATTTTTGCCCAGTAGCTGTATTCAAGAAATTTCTACCAATAAAACGAGGGTATGCACCTTTGCCATGTAATCTATTTAACTCATTATAAATAACACCAGCTATTCCGTAATCTTTTTCTTGAGTTGGTTTAAATACTTCTAATGGATTTAAGGTGGATAGCAATGCCCTATGAATAGGATTATCTATAGATTCCCAATTATAAGAAGTAGCGTAAGTCTTTGGTTGTCCAGTTATTTCATCTATATCAATCGTATAGCCTAAAGATGTAACTGGTAATTGTGTTCCTAGTTGATAGAAAAAGTTTTCAACAAAAGCCCAAACTGGATTTTCACTTCTACTGTTAGGAGCTACTCTCCTCTTGTTATCTATACCAACACGAACATCTCTTAATATCTGCGGTACATATCCAAACATAGTCCTTCTTGTAAAATCAGAAAGTCGGCCTCGACTACCGACTACATAATTATTCATAACAGCATCTCCTTGTAAAAAGTCAGCCATTAATCTTTGTATATCGTTTAAGCTTTTAAATAAACCTTTATCTATCTGTTGTAACGCTGTATCTTTCGCTGTGTACATAACAGCTTTAGCAAGCCTAATTGCATGAGCAGAGGCTAGAATTGCAACGTCTTGGTTTATTTCATACGCTTCTGATCTTTGTTCTGCACTAAGAGCGTCATTCCTGTCTATCTTTCCATAGTTTAAATCTTTTGGTTTTACAAACTGTTCAATAGGCATAGTATTTAAGTTTTCTCTAAAGTTGGCTGCAATTCCTAGTATTGTTCCAAATGTATCAAAAGCTTCCAAGCTAAACCACTCGCTATAAGTACCATCAAATTTTTTAAATCTAATGCTCCATGCTGGACGTTTTTGATCTATATACATTTGTCTTTTCTTTCTGTTAAATCCATACCCTGCCTGTACATCTATTGCTCCAGATGCAAGAAGAGTAGTTCCCATTCCAGCAAAAGTCATACCAGTAACTACTTCTCCTATTGCATTTTCTCTCACAAATAAATCTTCAGAATTTATATCTCTCCAGTAACTATCTACCATTCCATTAGCTACTGGCAACATTCTTAAAACACCTTTAATAATATTGTTAGGAGTTCTGTTAACAGGAAAAATAGCACCAGTTATTGGAAGGCGATCTGTAATTCCACCAACTATATTTGCGGGTAAATTTGTAAGGTTTGTTGGTAAGCTGCTTATTTGATTTGGATTCTTAACATCAACGTATGCACCTATAGGCTGTGATTCTCTAGCTCCACCAGACAGCATTGCATTAGCTTGATTCATTCCTTCTTTGTTTGTAACAGCATCAGGAAGTTTTAGGTATTGATTAACAAATTCCATTTGCTCCATAGGATCTGTAATGCCTTGCTCCTGTGCTCTTCTCATTGCGTACTCTCTAGTTCTTTTGTTTCGCTTTATATTGATGTCGTCTGTAAAACTTAGATATTCTGTAGTCTGTCTCATGTTTTCTGAGCTAAAGAAACCACCTTTAACAACATCTCCATTAGCCATCTCAACGTCTAACATAGATTTTCTAGTTAATTCTTTTGCTTCTAAGCTTGCTTTATCTAATGCATTTTTTGATGTTATATCTATTCCTCTTGAATACATATCCATCAAAATCATTTCCATATGTCTTATTTCTTCTTGAGCTATAGCTGTACCAGTAGTTATTAAAGTATCTAAACTGCCAAACATTCTGCTACTAAAGTTGCCAAAGGTACTTTTCACTCTATGCAAGAATAAAGCCATTCCATTATTGTCTGGATTTAACCAGTACTCATTACCTTTAGGTTGTTCTTTAAGTAATTGTGTTTTATGTGGTTGATAATCAAAAGGTAAGTCAGCTTGGTTTTCGACCTTAAATAATTTCATTCCGTTATTTCCACCAAACTTTCCTCCCTCAAACTGACCCTTACCAATGTTTCCAAAATTTGTATTATGCTTGAATGATTGCATTGCTAAGTAGATAGCTTGCATTAAATGTGCCTGAGATCTTAAATATCCTCTATGTCCAAACAGACCCTGTAACTGCTCTCTTACATTCATAGCAGTTCTTTCGTAATCATTAAGATTACCGCTTAGTCTTCCAATGTTTGCACCAGCATTTTTTTGCATAGGTAGTAAAATTGCTCTTACATTATTACCAACAGCAACTCTCATAAATGTTTTTACTCCTAAAAATATGCAGTTTCTAAATGCTGAAACAAGGTTTTGTTGCGTCATTGACCCTCTTGGGTATTGCTCAAAAGTCTTATTTAAATGCCTCATAATCCTTGTACCATTAACTTTGTCGTTAAGGTATGGATTTACTTCTGCTAATAGTTGTAAAACTTCTCTTGCTTTGTCGTTAGGCTCTCCACTAAAAATACTTTCATAGGTATCTTCATCTAAAACCTTTTTAAGTATGTTAGTTCCTTGAGCTAAACTTGACTCAAAAGTTTCTCTGTTTAATCCAACTGGACGTTCTGCTTCTGGAGTTATTTCAACCTTAGAACCAATAAGTTTATTAGCCTTATCTATGTTTGGAATAAATATAATATCTCCATCAAGTCCTAAGTCTGATCCTTTTAATCTAATACCATCTACTCCTAGTTCTGCAACATACTCATTAATTGCTTTCTTTTGTGTTTTGTTTAATGTTTTATTGAAATTAACATTAACTCCTCTGTCTTGTAGTATTTGTTTTAAACCGACACCCGCTTCTACTAAGTCAGCAATATTAGTATTTTTTAAATTACCAGTAAGTACGTCATCTCCAGCTACAGAATTAGGCTTTATTTCAGATGTAAAGTAAGCACCATTTCCTAAACCTTCATCTTGTTCTTTTAATCCATTGTTCATTGCATCCTGTACAGATCCAGATTCTCCTCTCATTGTTATATTCTGCTCTGCGTTCATTACGTTTATAGTTATTTGCTCGCCATTAAAGTCAACTTCTCTACCCATCATTTGCAACCTTTGTCCAGATGCTCTTCCCCAAGTAGCGTAAGCAGTATTTAATTTTGCTGAATTTTCAAATGTTGCAACTAAGAATTGTGCGTTTTGTGGAGAAGGATCTAATTCATAATTTTTAGCAGCGACAGCATACATATCAGTAGTACCATCTCTTAATAGACGTATAGCAGCAAAGGCAGATAAATCATTCATAGCCAACATATCGCCCTTAGTAGCCTGTCTAAATATTTTTATAACTTCATCTACATTGCCATCGACATCATCAATTAATTGCATTGCCATCTTATTTAACTCGCTTAACTTAACTGCTGGTATGTCTGGGAACTCTGCATTAGGTGTCATCAAAGCTTCAACTGTCTTGTCCATAGCTTGGTTTATTGCTTTATTTGCTGCAATAAATTCTGTATTTGTAGTCGGTATAAAATATTTTGAACCTTTTGTTTCCCACTTTCTATTTACCAAAGGACGTAAAACATTAGACATCATCTCTTCGAGAGTAATACTGCCATCAGTTAAAGCTTCTAAATTATCTTTAAATAAATTATTTAGTTCAACAGGATCTGTTTCAAACATAGTAGTTTCTATTGGACTATCTTTTATAACTCCTTCTTGTGCAGCTAATCCTCTTGACTGTATTTTTCCTGAGAAAGAATTATCAAATAAATCTTCCCATGTTTGAAATCCTTTTCCTTGTAAGAAGTTTTTAACTCTTGCAACTATTTGTTCAATCTTGTCAAAAACTTTACCCCATTTACCAATTTTCTTTTCATAAACTTCTTTAGCTGATTTGTAACCTGATGCTGCTATTGATACAACTTCTTCCATACCTAGTTGCTTTTTACCATTTAAACCAAAGATTTTGTCGTGCATTTTTGGTTTTGTAAGAGCAGCAAGCTCTCTTAACTGTGGCAATGCAGCCTTAAGTAATTCCTTTTCTTGCTTAGTAAAGTATCTGTTAAATAATCTATGGAAGGCTTCGTGGTATGCAGTTTCAGTAAGAGCACCAAACGATGCAAAGTCTTGTCCATGTACCATTGATACGACTATTAAATCTTTTACAGGATCTTCCCCAGATCTATAAAAACCTTTTGCTGGCATTTTTGTACCAACAGGAACACCATATTCCTTTGCCGCTTTTGGCCCAGCTACACCGACAATAGGATCAGAAACTAATTTAAAATCTATACCAGATATTTTTTCTATCTCTTGCATTAAGCCTTGTATCTGAGATCTTTGATAACCAGCTAAAGCTAAATAAATCTCTTCAGATCCTAGATCTCCTCCTTGATCCTCAATAATTTCATAATAGTCGCCTTCTCTTGGTTCTAAAAGTTCATCTTCTGTAGGCTTCTTAGGATTATTAACATCTCTAAATTCTTGGTTAGTCTTAGCATCTAAATCCTTTTTAGCCTTATTTACTCTTTGACTGATAATAGCTTCTGGATCTATTTCGTAACTATATCTTCCGTCTATATCTTTCATCTCAGTATCAAGATCTGAAATAACTCGAAGTAATTTACTAGAGAAATAATTTTCTGAAGGTTCGATAGTAAGATTACCAGCTTTTAATTCTTCAATTATTTCTTTATATCTAGTCATTATTTGGTTGTTTGTTAAACCTAAATCATTTAACAAATCCACATATTTATAATGAGATTTACTTTTTTTAGATAATCCATTTGCTATCTGTTTAGCAACTGTATATATAGCTATATCTAAATCACTTACAAAATCTATAACCTCAGAGTTATATCGAGGAGAAGGTTTGCCAAAGTAAAAACGATTATAGCCTTTACCTTGACTATCAACCAAACCTTCAAGCTCTACTCCATATTGAGTAAACGTAAAGTTATCAATCTTATGTGCTTCATCAAGGTTATAACCTTTTTTAGTTTTATAATCTCCTCTTGCTTTTTTAAAATCAATCGCTTCTTTTAACTCTTGTACTTCTTTAAGTCGTTTCTTTTCTTCTCTGTTTGCAATAGACTCTTCTCTCATATTATTAACTACTGGCTCTAGCTCTCTACCTTTTAAAGAATTAACCAATGCCATATGCTTAGAGTGATATTCAAGCCTGCTATCTACAAATTTTGCTCGCTCTTTATCTGCTGCCTCTCTCGCTGCCATTAATCTGTCTAACTCTGTATCAGCAGCATTAGGATCTGTTTCAAAAAGTTTTCCTTGCTTTCCTTTACCTGTAAGTAAATCATTAATTTGTTTTTCTAATTCTTCATATACTGCATTTGCCTTGTCATACTTTGCTTTTTTAGCTTGTATATTTTTTATTTGCCTTGTCGTTAATTTAAATCTTTCTGTTCTTGTTACTGCATCTTGTAGTTCAAAATTACTTAAGTTTGCTACTTTACCGCTGCTATCTACTGCACTATATAATAAATTTTGATCTGATCCTTCAAAATATTCTGGGAATACTCTTGCCTTTGGATTTGTTATTAAAGGAGGCAAGGTTTTGCCAGTTATATTACTTGGGTTAGTAGTAACTTTACCTTTGTTTTTTAATTGTTTAGTTACACTTTCTTGTTGTGTTTCTCCTAGCTGCTCAAACTCTTCTTTAAATTTTGGCTCTTCTTTCATTACTTCTATATCTTCTTGCTTAAACGTCACTTGTTGAGTTTCGTTTTCTATTTGCTTTAATTCATCCATCTTCTTCTTGTCTATCTCTTGCATAATATCTACAGCTTCAGATCTCTTAAATAAAGGTGCTTCTTCCAGCTGCAATGCATCTTGTATTCTTTCTAAATTAGCTTCAACTAATTTTTTAACATTACGTCCTTTAACCTGTGCAGCTAATTCTTTTATTATTTGTGTTGTTTCTCCTCCAGATGCAGCAACAGCATTAAACAAATCATTTGTTTTAGAAGCTTCGACTAAAGCATTTTGTGTGTTTTCTAGGTTTATCTTGTTACCAGCTACAGTTTCTACTCCAGCTTTTTTATCTTTAGTACCGACAGCTTTTAATCTGATAAGTGTTTTCTTTAATTGTGCAGAGATTTCTGCTCTAACTTCTAATAATTGTTTTGCGTTTGTTGTTTTTAAATAGTCAGCAAACAAAGGAATAACACCATCTTCTGGAGGCATATCGACAGACTCAGATGCCATTAATACAGCTTGTTTAATCTTTTCTATCGAAGGATTGCTTTTATCTATAGCTTTAAAAACATCGCTAATAGCAGTAAACGAAATAGGTTGAGAGCCATATGCTAAACCTTTTTGTAAACCAATATCTCCTCTAAGTAATTTATCAAAAAGATGATCGGGTAATCTTGCCAGCTGCATACCTTCGATAACTATTCTTTGCTTTAGACTCATTCCCATCTCAGCTAAAGCTCTAGGAGACTCTTCGTTTCTTAAGATCTTGGCTACATCAGTTACAGCTATAGCTCCTTTTTGGTCGTAATTAAAAGAATTTATATTAATAATTGCAGCTTGTGTTTGTGCTGCCTTTGAGTTTGGTGCTTCTATTGTTTGTACATTGACAGACTCAATGCCAGATTTCTTTGCTAAATCTATTCTGTTATGACCATCAATTACATATAACTTACCTACTGGCCCAAGTTCTCCAGTATCATCTCTCCATACACTTACGACTCCAGCAAACTTAGGATCAAATTCTGTTTGATCTGCTAGTGATCCGCTTACTCCAGACTTATTAAACTTACCTGATTCTTTTATCTGAAAAATGTCTGGACGTATTACAAGATCATTAGGATTCATTTGGAATACTTCTAGCGGTGTCTTAGGTCTATTAGCACTTGTTACACCAATCTTGTCGTATGCTGTCTTACTTTGATCTGGACGTACTTGGTTATTTAATGTCATTGCTTCTACTAATTTTGTTTCCGACTTAGCAGAATTATTAATTGATTTTACAAATGCATTTTTTTGTTTTTCTGCTTTCTCTTCTGCTTCTTTTAGCTTTGCTTCAAGCTCTTGAACTTTAGCTTTTTCGTCAGCAAGCTCAGTATATATTTTTGTTTTTTCTCGGCCTTCAACATTAGATTTTCTTTCAGCATCTTTTATCTTGTCCTTTTCAAGTTGTAGCTGAGTGTCTCTTGTGACAGAAATACCTTGTCTTTCGTTACTTTTAGCTTTAATGTCATCTATCTCTAGTTTTATTTCGTCTATATCTCTATAAGTAAAACCTAAACTTTCAGCTAATTTTTTAGCAATTTGTGTGTCAGCTAAATATTCTGCAATAGGGTCAACTAAAAGTTTTTCAGCATCATCTAAAAATGTGTCTAAATTTCTTTTGTTAAATTCAAATTGTAATTTATGTCTGTTTGGCCCTTTAAATCTGTTTGCTTTACTCTTTACATTCTTAATAAATTTTGCTGTTTCATCTTGTAAAACTTTTCCATCTCCTTTTACTAAACCACTAAAAACTCTAGCTACTGGCTCTCTTATAGGTTTAGTTCCAACACCAATACCACCCATACCTATTCCAAATAATGGGCCAAGCATAAATTCTGATACAATCATTGACTTTAGCTTTGCTTTAAAAAAACCATCATCTACACGATTTTCGTAATCTAAAAAGTCAGGAAGAATAGCATCTAAACCATAATCAGCATATGGATCTCCTACAAATGTTTCTGCAATAGCACCAGCACCAGCACCTTTTATACCTTCTTTGACTAAAAACTTAGTAGCTGTTTTAAATCCTTGTCCATATCTTGTTTTGCCTAAAAGATCTCTTGAAATAAGATTATAAAAATTTCTAAATGCTGGACTACTAGCTTTTAACTTTGCAAGCCCTGTTTTAACTGCGACCACTTCTCCAGCTGGAGTAGGTTCTGCCATAATGCCCGCTGCTATAGCAAAAAAAGGTATGCTATTTCCTAAAAAATTAGTTGTACCATCAGCAAGCCATCTGCCAGTATTTTGCTCTGGATAGCCACCACTTAGTTCGGTTAAAGAAGGTAATCCAAAAAGCCCATAGTCAACACCTCTTGCTTGGTCTTCTGGAGAAATAGCATCAAACTGTTCAAAATTATTAACTTGTCCTTTAGATGATGCAGCAGCGTCAAGAAGACTCATGCTTAATCCGTCTTCTCCGTAGCCTAATCCTTCAAAAAAGTCAGTAAAACTTCTATTTTCTATACCCTTTTTTAAAGCTTTGAAACCTATAATTGATGCACTTATTGGATCGCCTGTTAAAGTTTCTGCTACAACAGCGGGCATATCTCCTCTTAAAAGATTCTGTCCTGTATTAAATAAATTTTGCGTAACACCCATGCCAGCCCTGTCGATCATTCTTAAAAAATCTCCAGCACTATTTCTCCAATGCATCTTTCCTCTAAGATGTTCTGGAGCATATTCAATATTTAAAATATTGCTATGTGTTTTTGTGTCTATTTTTCCTTCTGCCAAACCTTTTAAATACTGTTCCTTGTTTGTTTCTCTAGTAATAATTGTTTCGTCTGATTCTACGTTTGTAATCTCTTCATTAAAATCATTATCTTCTTCATTAAAAATAGATTTGTTTCTATTCTGATCGACCTCTATAGTTGTATCGTAATTAGGCTTATAGCTGCCAAAATTAAACAGGCTTTCTTCTTCCTCCTCCTCTTCTTCTACTACTTCGGTATTGACTGAGTTTTCTACGTCCATCTAGGTTTTATCACATATTAACTTTAATCATACAATTTTACACTAAATAGTCAATTTATTTAGTTAATACTTCCTCCCAATGTTTTCTTCTTTGCTCTTGATTCATATTCTTCATTTCTCTTATTTCCTCGACAGGAATTTTATTCATAGGTATGCCAGCTTTTGTTAATTGATCTATTAAAAAATCATCAATAGTATAAGTTCCATTTCGACCTCTAATTTTATATAAATTCTTTTCAATCATAGTCCAACCTTCTGGCATTTCTTCTCCTGACATCCAAGATGCAAGTAGCCCGCTAAATTTATTTGAAGTAAAACCATTACCGACTAAAGCCTTTTTTGTAAAAATAGGCTGATCTGGAGAGTTAATATATGAACTAAAAGTTGTTATATCTGTCAATATTCCATTAGCATCTACACCATTTTTTTTGTTATAACCAGTTTCTCTTGTAAGTTTTTTAAGTGTGTTTTTATAATCTCCGCTACCAAATAAAGGAGATGTATTAGGTTTTTTTCTACCTTCTACAAAACGTCCAGCTTTCCATCTTTTGTCTATTTCACTTAATACATAATTATTTCGTTGCTCTATATCGTTAGGGAAAGCTTCATTAGCTTGCTCAATAATTTCATTAACTTCTTTTTGTATAGAAGGCAGGGCAGAATTAAAAACAGTTTTTCTATCAAAATTTTCATTTGATATTTCTTCTTTGTCAGCATAATCATTGAACAAACTTTTAATTAAATCATTTCCAACTTTGGTTATACTTCTAAAATCTTGCTTATCAGAATTAACTAAGTTGCTGTTAACGACTCTTAAATCTTCTGTTAATTTTGGTAATCCTTTATAGTGATCTTTAAATAATTCTAAATCTTCTTTAAAGAGTTCTTCTTCTGCATTGGTCATACTACCAGTTAATAAATCATAACTTCTTAATACAAGACTATTTTTTTCTGATTCATACTCAAGTGAGCCAATATTAAATTTTATATCGGCAAGCTTTGCAGTATAAGCTTTATTTATTGCAAAAATTTTATCTTGATCTCCATTTGCTGCTTGTATTAACGTATCTCTTTCTTTGCTTAATGCTGTAATAGCTGTCTGTACATAAACATTACCTTGTATATTATCAGTCGCACCCATAATTATATCTGTAAACAAAGTACCTTTACCTCCTTCATTTGGTGCTCTTAGTATTTTTTCAAAAGACCCTTCGTAGCTAGCTATTTGTGACTTTTCATTTCTATCATTTGCCTGTAAATTTTTTTGTTCTGTCTGTCCAATAAGAAAATTTAACTGTGCTTCTCCGCCAATAAGATCTACTAACCTTAGTTTTTTATTTAACGTGCCATTTTTACTAACTCTTTCCTCCAGAGGCCCAATCATTAACGGAAATACTTGATCTTCCTTTCCTAAATTTTTTCCTAAAAACATAGTTTCTATAATTTCTCTAGTGTTATGAAAACCAGCTTCTCCTAAATAATATTGAGTTTGTGCAATTATATTTGATATAAATTGTTGTTGTTCTTGCCTTGAGAACATATGAGTGTTTTTTAAAAAATCAATATCATTATTTAATCCTGTTATAAAATTTGCTACATCAAAAGTATTTCCATTATTTTTTAATTGCTTTAACGTCAATGTTATGTTGTTCATTGACGAGTTAAGTATCTTATCTTTTTGCTTATCATTAAAAACTTTATCTTGTGTTTGCATTGAGTTATACAATGCATTTGAAACTTTAGGCTCTACATTTTTTAATTCAAAAGCACTAAGTTGAACACCTCCATAAACATAATCATTAAAAGCTTTTATATATCTAGCGTCTTTAGGATCTAAGTCAGTAACTGGTATTGATTTTAATTCTCCATTGTTGTCAGTAATCTCTCCATCTAAATTTGTATCAGGAACAAGAACAGTTTTTGAATGACTAGGCCATGTCATTGCTCTATTAATAATTACCCTTTCTCTGTCTTGAGATAATAAAACTTGACCAAGATTTCTTCTTTTATTTATTTGTCTAATTAATTTTTCATTATCTAATATTTGTTGCTTATCATTTTCATTTAAAACTTCTTTATTTTTTAATCGTTCTGTATCTTTTTCTATTTTGCTTATGTAGGTTTCTAGTTTTTTAACAGGGCTATCGCCTTCTCCAAACCTGTTAATAATATTAAATGCTATAGCTTCATCTTCTTGTCGTATCTTTTCATTTCTTTTCAGCATTGCTGAGCCAAAATTATTTACAGTATTAGCAAAATCACTAAAAGCATCAGCATATGCACCAGCATCTTGTGGAGTAGCATTTTCTATTACACCAGCTACGCTTGGTAATTCTAATTGTGGAATTTTAGTTAACGCTGCTGGAGTTACAGCAGTCTCTCCATACCATCTAGCATTTAATATTTTTGGTTCTTCTATTTTTGTACTACCAGTTGAAGGACTAACAGTTAATCCATCAAGAGATATTTGCTTGGCTTGTCCAGATCCTCTTTTTTTAGGGTCTTCGTTTTTACCAAGACTTAAACCTTTTACGGATACCATTTAAGACAAGCTCCAATTAGGCATACCACCTCCAGACAAATTACCATAAGTACTAAAGCCACCGACAACGGAACTAGCCATGCCAAGAGCATATGGCCCAAAGCTCGGCTTCGGTATTTCCAGAGGTTTAACAGGATCAAGCACCATTTTCTTAAGGTACGTTGCAGTTTGACCTCGCCTACTAGCCCGATTAGCCTGTGCATCAAGTCGCTGCGATTGAGTGCCTTGTAAACTAAACGCTGTATTTCGATTCGTTATAAAGTCTGCTGCTGCTTGTGTGCGTTTTATATCCGCAATCAAAGTCCATGCGTTTGTTCCTAATCCTCTTAATGCTGCAACTTCTCCTTTCTTTTCTAAGAATGTCCGACCTCTTGCAGTTTTTTCTTGTGCTGCTTGTTCTTGCTGCTGCATCTGATTCATAGTTATATTTGTACTATCTCTTTCATATTGCAAGTCTGCTAAATAATTTGCATGAGCAATAGCATCTTCATTCATCAACTTCTTTGTCTCTTCAGTCATTCGATTCGACTGTGCCTGCAAGAGATTACTTTGATGTTGTAAATTTTGTTGTGCATTTTGATATGCAACATTTGTCTTAGCTTGCTGGTATTGCATATAGCTGCCAGCTACACCTAAGACTCCTGAGATAACAGCTATAGGAATTGCACCGCACATAATTAGTTCTTTACAAATTCGTAAAAAGGAAGACCCGCTGCACCAAATGTAGCGTGTTTTTTAATGATTGAAAAACCCATCCACTTAATCCATTTTATATGAGTTGTATTTCTTTCATCAACATAGTTATATAAAAGTGGATAATTGCAATGAAACTTTTGTAATTCTATTGGCGAATTTCTTAAAAAATCTCTTACATCTTTATAATCATCAGTCATAGTTTTATGACCTAACATCCATATTCTTCCAACCTTTGCAGAACAAGGCACTACTCCATACATTCCCATTAAGTTACCTTTTCTACCAATCATAGTCATGCAGGGTTGACTATTAAAAAAACAATAGAACAAAGCCTCTTGCGGGGATGATCCAGAGTAAGCCAACACTTCCTCTTTATCTTCTTGTCTCATATTTGCTGCAAGTTCTACAACGTCAGAAAGTATTGACTTTCGCCAAATAAACTTTCCTATAGTCGTCTTGCTCTGGTGTGTAGCCATCCTTCCCATTCTGATGATTGGATACGACAGGGTAGTGGACTATCGCTTAATATCTCGACCTTAGTATCGTTGTTATGTGCCATTACTGGCACTCTGAATTTACCAGCCAAGAAAGGTGCTTGACCTAAAGCTGGAGGGTTTTGACCAACAATAAACCCATTATAAGGATAAGTTTGTGGAGTTCTACCTCTTGGAGTTACTTTTATTTTAAAAGCAGAGGTGTCGTCAAAAACAAATGTCCAAGTTCTTATCTGTAATCGAGGCCCAGCAACTACAGCAACACCACCACCAGTTGGTTGTTCTTTTAAATATGGTGTACTAAATTCGTAAGTCATGTCATATCTTTCTCCTATAAAAAACTTTGCGTTAGTTAAATCTCCTAATACAGTCATAGTTCCGTTACCGCTAAAACCAGATTGCGTAGCTCCAGATAAAGTTTCAACACTTGGTACTTTTACTTCTCCATGCTGCAATGTATTACCAGAAACATCTCTACCAACAACAATTTGTATTCCAGCAGTAGCAGTTGGGTAAGGTAAAGATATAACTGATTGAACACCAGCACCACCTTGATTAATTACATTAATGTGGCATTTAGTTTCATCTACTTTTCTATCTAATAAAATTTCTAAGTTAGAACCAGTATCAACTGATTCTGGACGTAATGAGCATTTTTCTAGGTAAACTCCATCTGAATATTGAATAACAAAGAAAACATCGCTATCTATAATTGAAGCTCCAATTACAGTTTTTTCTCCTTTAAGTTCCCAAAATGACCAAGAAGACTGTAGTTTAGAATCTTCTTCATAAAAGAATTTATAAAAATAAATACGTTTAGGTTCATCTTTGCTTATAGCTATAACAGTTTCTTCTGATGCAGAACTAATTAAACTTGTTATATTTTTAGGAATATATCTTGGAACAGCTGACGAAACTTCTTCTGATACTGGAACTGATGCAGTTATATCTGGAAGGTAAAAATCACGCAAACCACTAAACTCTCCTTTAGGTACAGAAAAGTAAACAGTTCGACCTACAGCAATAGGATCAACTGTTGGTTCAGTTTCATATGTAGTTATAGCTGTAATGGTTGCAGTCTTTGGTGTTAACGCACCTCCTATAGTGGCTGCTCCAGCGTCTAACCTAAACTGACCATGCCGACTAAATAGCAATAAGGTATTAGCAAAAGCTAAACTAGACGTTAAAAAATGAATCTCAGTACCGCCTGTAACTAAATCAATCGGATCGCTGTCAACAATAGTTTGTACTGTCTCAGGAAAAAATCTATCATAACTATCAGCAGCACTCATTATTACGTTTTCGTCAGCTAAAAATATTAATCTGTTTCTGAAAGTATTAATGTTATTAATAGTAGTACCTACAAAAGTAGGAGTAGGTGCAGTTACTAAATCCCCAGCAATTCTTGGCGACCAATCAAATTGTTCAAACGAAAAATTACCAGTAGCTGCATCACGAACTAAGGCATGAGGCATTGTTGATTTATTAAATTTATATGGTTCTAAAGGCCCAACTGTTTCTCTCCAAATACCAAAACCAAAACCTGTACCATTAGAAGTTTCAAATTTAACATAATAATCATCCAGCCTTGTAGTTTTAGATCCCTGCACCTTAACAACAAATCCGTCTTCACATAATGTAGGTAAGTCGCTAATAGTATCTATCGCTCCTTTGATTGCTTTTGTAAAAGTTCCAGACTTAGTATCACTACTTTCTAAAACAAAATCAGTTCCATCTTGTCTTTCTATTCTAATAATGTATTGATCTACAGTAAATACCCAACCGCTAGGCAAGGCACTTGCTAAGTCATTTCTTAAATCAGTAGCGATTGTACCTGAGTTTGGTAATGCACCACCTACAGCAGCAGTTGTAAACGATGCAGTTGCTAAAGTACTGCTTCCATTAGCACTTTTTATTTTTACTTCGTAAGTCGTATCATAATCAGCAGCTTTTATAAAAACAATACCTTTTGCTGATACATCTGGAGATAATTCATTAAACCTACAGTTTCCGCTAGTGCTTGCTGAAGCTCCAGTTAATGTAAACTGATTAGAATTTACAACAGTTACAACGTAAGTACCATCAACACTACTACCAGTTTCAAAATCTATTTGTATTTTTACTCCAGATGTTAATCCATGAGCATTAGAATTAACAGTTATTGTTGTACCTGATTGCGTGTAAGTACCAGCGTGATCCATCGTTACAATTTTTTCTCTGTTGCATATAAAAGTGTAGTCAGCTACTGATGCAATTCTAAATTTATCTGCTGGCTCTGCTGTATTGGTTATGTCTAAATAATCAGTTCCGTTAGGAGTTGAGATTGTTTGTGCATTGCCATCCAAATCAAATACATCTATAGCTCCATCTCTAATCATTATTAAATATTGAATAGTTCCATCTCTATCTACAACTTCAACAAAAGGATGTCCAGATCCAGCTGACCCGTTTAATATCTTTTTTATATGATTAAATGGAGGACGCTTGGTTAATCCTTCTACTGGAGAAGATAAACAATTTATAACTGATTCTGCCTGTGAAGCTAATCTTAATGCTGGAGGCTGTTGACTAACCCCATTAATCATGTTGGGAATAGTACTACTAATTAATGCCATAGTTATCTTTCCATAACATTGATAGGTCTAAATCCTTGAACTGGATAACCCTTTCGAGCATGACCTCTCAGCATATTATGTTCACTTAAAGTTGTTTCTTCTTCAAGAAATTGTGTCCTAGCTTCTTGTTCTAATACCATATTTATCTCTGTCAGGTCTTTGCTTCCAATCATATTCTCTTGTAATTCCTTACCAGCTTTATGCATTATGTAAACTCTAGCGTGTTCTGGTAAGTCATCCCATTCAAGAATAACAGTCATGTCTGCTTTTAAATCTATTGCAAAGGCATAAGTGTTGTTTTTTCTGTCGTATAATCTACTTCCACGTTGTACAACATCAACGTCATAATATTCGCAAGGATCAACAACAACTCTGCTGACGTTAGTTCCAACTGAAATCTCATTAGTTGCAGAATCTCTAGTTAGTGTCATTTGATAGTCAGTATTAAAAGACCATCCTTCAGCTTGTACTTTGCGACTAACGCTATCTAAAGTTTCTTCTGCTAAGTTTCCTAGACCAAGAAGGCCTTGCAAAGAATTTAATGGACTTTCGCCCATCATTTGCAAAGCCTTATTGACTGCTTGAAGTTTTGATGTTCTTGCAAGTACCATTTATTTTCCTTTTTTGGGAGGACGACCTTTTTTAGTTCCGTAAGTTCCTTTACCTCTAGGCATAATAATAAGGGAGTAAGTGTACTCCCCTATCATATCTACTTATGAGTTAGCTGCATATACTTCAATAGCACAATCAGGACGTAAAACCCCTGTACCATGAACCATAGAACCGACCATAAATGTACCTTGATACATTGCGGAAACATCATTTCCTGTTTGCTGCATCTTAAGATCCATTAATTTAACTGTTCCAACTGCATCTGGAGTAAATGCCAAGCCAATGTTATCGGTATAGTTGGCATGATATGTGTTGTTTTCTCCAGTTACTGCGGATCTGTTTGTCTTAGGTAAATGATTAGATTTAATAATCGTAATACCAGCGACCTTAAGAACTGTTCCATCAGCATATGCTCCAGAACCACCCCAATCTCTGTTAAGAACATCAGTTGTTCTTGCAAGCTTGTAGTAGTTTGCTGGATCAAGTGCAAAGTATCTGTTGTTTTCTGGAATGTTATTACTGTCAAATGTTTCAGCAATAGTCCAAAGAGCAGTTACAAGATCAGCACCAGTAACAGCTGCAACAGCAGCAGCGGTGTTGGCTGTACCAGACTTAAGAATCTTAACTCTTGTACCACCAGCTAAATCTGTGTTGAAGTTTGTACCAGTTCTAGCAGCCTGACATATTACAGCAGCTACGTTTTGGTCAAAGCGATAGGCTAAAGCATTTCCCATCTCTTCTGTATATTTTGACCTCACATCGTAATGGTTCATAGCTTCCTCGATGTCCGCTAGAAATACATTACTTACAAGTTTGTCATCAATATTTATAGTAGCTTCAGCGTGTTTGATAGCTGAACCAGTAAGTTGCTCGCCCACAGCATGATAGCTAGTACTAGCGAGTCCAATAATTGGAAATTGTGCCGATTTGCCTGATTGAATCGTTCTAACTGTATGTAATGGCTCGAAAATTGTAGCCTTTCTAAATGCTGAAAGTACCTCTCCGCTCCAAACTTTTAAGAATAAATCTTTGTAGCCAGTACCTGTATTGTTAACAAGACCTAGCCTACTTGGACTAAAATTAGCCATAGGAAATCTGAAATAAAATTGGAATTAACCATCCTTATTTCACTTAGTCTGATTCCCCTCAAGGATGCTATGTGTAATAAATAAGTATAAGGTTATGTTAATACTATCAAAAAATGAACGAATATCTACCGCAGATCCCAGAAATAGATGTATTAGTACCGCCTAGAACAATTTTTTATCCACCTGTGGCAGACGTTCCGTATTTAGATCCAGTTCTTTTACCTTCTCTGGAACAAGTTGAGTCGGGTTTGGGAGGTCAGGAATCTTCTGCTGAAGAAGAAACATCATCTTCAAAGGAGGAAGAGTTACAATTAAAACAAGAGACAATACCGACAATCCCGCCAAACACCAAAGAGCTTTTATCAACTGAAGAAACTATAGCTACGTTCAATATACCATTTTTTGGAGAAATGCCTATTCCCGCACCAGAGGTCATTGCATCGAGCATAATCGCTGCGGGAACTGCAAGCGTTGTAAGCGTGGCGGGCGGGATCGCCATGCAAAGCGTATTAGCTTTTATTAAGAAAACATTTAAGAAAATGTTTACTAAGGTTTTAAAGAAGGAGGTGAAGGATTTACAAACAAAGAAGGATTAGCTTTTACATAACTTCGTATATTAATGACATCGGCACAGATGTATGCGTATTTAGAAGCAGGGTTAATCATGTATCCTGATGCGTGAAGTTGCTGGCATTTCAAAATACGAACTAAATGTTTATCGTGTAACTGCTTGTCTAATTCTTCTTCAGCTAGTTTTAATTTTACTTTTGATAGTTCGTTACAAGTTTTATTATCTCCAAGCGGTATCATAAAACTCATTTGCACTCCCCAACCTTCATTTATAGAATATGTTTCTTCTCCCTGAGCATCGTTACCTGTATAGAAAGGAGTTACAGCCATAGTTGGTTGACTACAAACTAAAGATCCAAACTGTTGTTTACCTGTCATTCCATTATTAATATTCATATTCTGGTTAATAATACTGGAATTACCAACAGCGTTAGGTTGTGCCTGTACGTTGGTATCTCCTTCTGCTCTTACTTGATTACTGACTAAAGACAGACAAAGAAGTAATAACGCTTGTAGTCGTAATCGCATCATTCTGTGTAATCTTTTCAGTCATTTGACTTGCTGCTCTAGTAGTAACAGATAAAGACCAATCAGAAGTAACAGTCTTTGGTGTAAAGATTGCATCTGAATGAGCAATTCCTCCAGAACTAGCACTTGTAACTTCTATATTAGACGCTTCCCAAGAATTAATTGCTGCTCCATATTTCTCAGTCACTACTGAGCGGGTAATTGTCTGAGTAGTATTCTCTGTTCTGTTACTAGAGCCAGTAGTCCAAGAAGGCACTCCATTGGCATATACAGGGCTAAATAAAAACAGAGATAGAAATAATAGTTTCTTCATTTTTTATCAGTATCTAAAGTTAATTTTAAAGGAGTTTCAATACGAACGAGTTGTGTCTTGCCTAACACTTCCTGTAGCTCAGCCTTTACGTTAGTACCATTCTTACCTTTCTCACCACCTTTCTGTGTAATACTAGCCCCGAAACTACTGGCAAGTCCTACAAAAACCGAAGCGATAAAGGTCGGATCTATCTTCTGCTGCGGTATTCCTAGTTTTGACAAATCTAAGTACGATAATGACAACATCGCTGTAGCCCAAGCCAACAAAATAAGTCTGACCCCTAGTGATACCAACTCGAATTGCTCCTCTCTGCAAGGTACAGCTTCTTGTAATTTAAACCAAACACCTTTTTTTTGCTCCTTTTCTTGTTTCTCCATAAAGATCGAACTATACTACCTGTATATTAACCATAGATTCTTAAAATGATTAGCCTAGTTCGTCCAATTATTTTTGCTTTTTTAAAGTCAAAAAGTGTATCTATTTTAGTCTGCGACTTATTAGAAGCATTAGCTAAGCAATCGACAAATAAGCTAGATGACCTTGCAGTTGCTAAAATAAGAGAGATGTTATTGGAAGACAAGTAATGTGCGGAGCTTACCAACAAGAAGATAATAATAAATTAGATAGAGAAGCTGTTAATAGAATGAAAGATGCCGAAAATATAGGTGTTATACAAAGAGGTATTAATAGAATATTAGATCCAAATGTTATGCCTGACTATATTAATCCAAATGCAAAGAAACAACATCAGGAACGTATTAGAAACAACTCAAGTTATAAATAATTAAACAGGTTGCGTAGGAAAAACTGATACACAATTAACAGGAAAAGTTAACATTTCCCAATCTTCAGCACCCATAGCTGATTCCCATGCATTGCGTTGGTCATATGCAATAACGACTGTTTGAAAACCGCCAATATTTGCATGACCTAAATCTCCACAATAAGTTCTTGGTATTCTTATACACCATGCTCTTGGCCTTAAAATTTTTGCTGGTTTAATGTCCTGTGACACGATTCCACTTTCCTGTTGTATTGGGATGTCCAAGTTTTTCAAGCGGGATACCCAAGATTTGTGCGTCCAAAGCGTTCTCCAGATCCCCCCTGTGAGCAGCCAGTTCCAAATCCCATAATTCCATTTCCCGATCTTGGATAGCACGATCTTCATCTATTGCTAATGACTCATTCCAATATTCCACCGCACCAGCTAAAGAGTCAAGTCTGTCATCGTTTTGTAAACAGTTTCGATCAACAGTTATATGAGTCATCTGATGAAATAATTGATAACCTAAAGCCTTATCAACAGAGTCTTCATCTCTAGGTTTTGCATCGTTTTCAATAACCGACCGATTAATAATTAATCTATGTTGATTCATTACTGGTTCTAATGCATTTATTATTCTTCTTTCTTTTTGCACGTTACTTCTATTAGTTTCTATGGTGCAGGGATAAATTTTTCGTAAATATGGCTGTAATAAACTTTCCATCATGCCTTGACCAAACTGATCCTCTAAAAGTATTAAGTTAACTTTGTTTCTTTTACAAGCTTCAGCTATACCAGTTAATACTTTTTCTGTATAACCTTCACAAAACGAGCCAACTTCTAAAACAAACAGGTTTCCGTTTAAATGTGCGACTATACTGTACGCTGTTTCATCAACTCCCTTGCCTGATGGATCTATATAAGCCACCACACCAGTAAAAGGCAGCCAATCGCCATGTAAAAACGCTGGTCTATGGTAGTAATCTGCACTAAAACCTACAGCTGGTAGGTCTGTTAACCTATATTCTGCTCCAGATGACCATACAACCTTCTCAGGAGCGTGGTCTTTTACCTCCATTACGACTAAATCAGCCAATCTAAGAGGGAATCGTTGTAAATCAGAAAGGGTAGTATCCAGTTGAAACTGCAAAGTAAACTGCGAGCGACCATAACTAGCTTCTCTTTCCAGTAAATCCATCTCAGAAAACCTATCTGGGTCGGTTGGTTGACCAGCTAACTTAGTTGATAGCTTAAAAATCATCGGAGCTAATGCATCTCCATACTTTTCTGGCTTTTTAGGGTATCTACTAGTCCATATACGACAGTCATAACCTCTTTGTCTTAACTTGTTATATATACTTTCCTCTGTTTGTGGTGTTCCTAAGAACATTATCTCTCCATCTGGCTTAAGAATAGCGTTAAACTCCCCACAACATTGCAATAATTTCTCTCTCATACCTACAGTCCATGCTGTATTAGGTACTTCACAGTCATCAGCCAGTATTAAATCAGCACGACTACCAGTTAATTGACCAAATATACCTACACTTTTTACACTAGCTGACTGATCGGGTATAGCTGGACGTACATCAAACCTATTACTAGCTGATCTCTGCTCATTTTTATCTGGTTCTAGGCATTTTAGTATCGGCATTTCCTGTATTATCCGTAAACAAAACTGTGCAAAGTCATCAGCCCTCGTCTTCGAGGCCGACACAACCATAATTTTCTTCTGTGGATCGTTTCTCAGTAACCATAAAACATATGCTGCTGCCATCCATGACTTACCTACACCTCTAAAAGCTTCAATAATCCTTCTCTTCTGACCTCCCTGCATATATTCTGCTATGTCCAACTGTACTGTTGTTGGATCTGGTAACTGTAAATGCCTCCAAACTAAAACTAAAAAGTATCTAAAGTCCTTATCGTAAGGCTCTGGTAGTCCTTGCCATTCTGATTTACGCACTACGCTTCTTTAATTCAATAACATTCTCTATATCAGGTAACGACCTAGCTAAATCTCCAAACGGAGTATCCTCTACAGGCTGGGCTGTTATCTGATTATCTTTCAGAAACTGTCGTATCACATTTAAATCTGCTGTACTTGCTTCCCCACTTACCAATAACTCACTTAACGCTCCAGCTAGTCCAGCATGAAGGTTACTTAATACTTCGTTTGTGTCTTGTTTAGCCATAATAGTTAAAAATGAGGTTCAACCCACTACTGAAAAACCCCATTAATAGCCATTATATAAGGTGTGTGGAGTTTTTACCGAACGATTTTGGGGATTCGGTTAATATAATGGCTTACTCTTAATATATCTTATTTGAAAAACCTGTCCACCACTAGCTCTCCACAATAGAAGAGGGTGTCTATTCCTTTCTATTAGTTTCTATTAGTTATCTATCAGTTATCTATCACGATATTTACAGTTTTTGGTAGAAAAATTTGAGTGGCTTAACGTCTATGAGAATTTTGTAAAATCCCCCATAGGTTTTTTTAATTTTATTCTGATATGTGGCCTGTATTGTGTCCAATTTATAGAAATTATCCAATAAATAGCTATAAATGCAGTTATAGTCTAGTCGGCAGTACTGTCCGTTAGACAGTTCTACAAGGGTTTTTATGGTTTTATTGTCGTATCTGGTGCTTATTTGGTTTTAATTTATGTATAAATCAGACATAGGCCGCCAAATAAATTGCAAACCGATAATAAATAGATTATATTTAATTTAGATTGCTGCGGATTCTTTACGGATTCTGCTGCAATCTATTAACTCACTACAAATTAATTATTATGTCTGTTTCAATTAACAGTAGAACTATTAGCAGCTGGAAGATCGGTGATTGTCGAGCATCGGTTTATCAATTAGTTAACTTATTTGGTCAACCAGTAAGAAATCCAGCTGGCGACAAAGTGCCTTATGAATGGGTTATTGGTTTTTTAAATGTGAGAATTTATCCTTATAAATTCGAACCAACCAGCACCACAGAATTTTACAACTTTTCTATTGGAGGCACATCTGGAGGTCAAGTTATAGCTTTGCAAGCTTTTTTAGATCATGTAGCAACTTCTAATATTTGGGATAGTAATGGGGAACTATGCCCAGCTATAGGTATAGAAGTAAGTTCATTAGGGTATGAATAATGCTTTTATCTGAACTTAAAACTATTGATGTTTACGGCAAAGAATGGAGAGACACTATTAATGGTGTCTCTTATTTTTCATCAAGAGTAGTGCTTAACCTTGAGCATGAAAACGAGCTTATTATTGAAATTCCTTTTGGTAATGGATATGAGGAGCAATATTTATACGAGAGTATGGATGCTGTTAAACATTTATTTCCTAGTTCCAGATGGTACAAGGAAAGCATGCAAATTTGGCAAGCCAAAGACAACTATAATTTCAAATTAAATTATGGAATTATAAAAGGATGTAAGAAAAAAGACTTATATCATGGCGAGCCTCTGAACTGGTGCGGAAGACATCACAAACCAATTCCTAACAGAAAGCACAAACAATGGAGTAATAGCTAACTCTAGAAGGAGCTTGAAGGCCTCTGAAATTTCTTTCAGGGGTCTTTATACCTTCCAAAAACTACACTTTTATAGGTCTTCTATGAATGAGTAGTTTTTTAAACTACTTACTAAACCACTACAAACAGGTACTAAATTATGCAAAGCATAGAATTTATTTCTTTTGATGAGGACAACAACCCGCAAAAGAAAGTTTACGAGGGTAAACACATAAACGACCTTCTTTTAAATGAGGATGAGATCGGCCAAATAATAACTGAATGTATGTTCGGTAAAGGCAAAGTAAATATAAATGAGGGAGACAATGAGTAAAAAGAAAATCAAGTATGAACAGCAGCCAAGAAGAATACTTGCTGTTACTGCTTGGAATAGTGGAACATCTATTGCGTGGTCATCAGGCCACGACCCAAACATAATCCACGCAACAAAAGCAGTAAGAAAAGCCAAACGTGATAACAGTCTATTAGGGTGGCAGATAATGACAGTCCACATATTCGACATTCACGACTCTGAACGCTGGGCATGGGATGGATACCAGCTAAGAGATCCAGATGTAATAGATAAAGAGTCGGACTCTTATAAGAATGACTATTACAACCAGTACAAAGGGTGCAAGCCTTTCAAATTAGTCGAATCTTTACAGGTGGTCACATGATTAAGCACTACATCAAAGATAAGAACAACATCCCAGCCATATTAGATCATGGCTGGATGGTTCGAAACAATACATGGACGGACTGCCCTCCTAGTATTCAAGAAAAAATAAGCAATGATTTAATGAGTCAATTTTTTGGCAATGATCCAAAGCTAGTCAAACAAAATCAGGAGGAACTTAACTAATGGCTATGTCACTATGCGATTATCCAATTTCAACAGATCAAATAGATCATGGCTGGAATTATAGGGTAATCTTTACAATCGACTGCGATTATGAGGAGTTAGTGCAAGCTATCGACCTCGATTATGTAAGAAGAGGTAGCGACTTAAAGGTTAGTTGCTATACAGATAAGAAAGAGGAACTTGAAAGCTGGTTAGAACCAGAGTATGACAAGTTCTGCGAGAACGTCCTTAACCCAGAGCTAGCCGAGTCTTGCAGCTATGCGGTTGTATATAAAAAGAAGGGGTTGAAGTAATGGCACAATTCATACACTTTCCCAACTTTGATAAGCACCACATGAGCAAACAATCAGTCGAAGAGATAAATACTATTATCGTTGAGGCGGTAATGGGTTCTATCTGGGATAACACCAAGTACTGTTCAATGACTTGGGATATAAAAGTAAACCTACAAAAATGGGAGGATTAACATGGGATTAGATGAAAAATTTAAACGTATTCATTTAGAGTATGGCATTATCAATGATAGATGGTTGTTTATGGATAAAGATCAGTACAACGATGCTGATTATTTAAGGGAGATCGGTGCTAATGACATCGAACTCCTTAAATTATTAAAAGAGAATCCGTTATGGCATACACAAGTGCAACGTCTAACTTATATCTTGGGAGTTATTAATAACCTCTCAGGTAATACTGGTATGGCGATAGTGTTACCAGATGACTCAGTTAAGGCTAGAAATTTATTAATTAAGAATATAATTGAGGATCTTATTCCAATAGTGGAGATGATTAACTCATGCAGATAGTTAACAAAGAAATGAAATCGTATGAAATTATTTTTAGTAGTCTCTCGACAGGTAATGTCGAGGGCTACATCCAAAAAGGAGTTAATTTATACGAAGCATTATCTAGCTTTATGAAAAGCAAAATTCCTTATAAAGAAATTTATGAAGTCAAACTGTATCTTAAAAAGGAAACAAATGCGGTTTAACTTTATATGTCTTGTACTATTAACATCACATCTAGTTATCACACTAGGATTAAATTCAAAATTCAACCTACTACTAAAAGAAAATGTATTTAGACAATCAACTATACAAACTGGCAACAAAAAAACCAGATAAAGCACACGCTAATAACGCTGGTCATGTACTTTACTTTATAAAACAAAATGAGTATAGACCTAACGGATATTGGCAAAGCAATGAATGGACTTACATACCTCCAGATGCTATCTATTGGGCTATGCTGCCCGACAATCCAGTAACTATTGAAACTGAAGACGAAGCTAGTGACCGAGCTATGAACGAGTTTCTAAAAGATAAATATGAGAATGTCGAACATAGAGTAGCTATGTATCCATTAGTAAAGTTAGTATGGACTACAGCAAGGAGGTATTTTAATGACGCAAGAAAATGAAAGTAAAAAATTACAAGCATTTTTACCTCAACAAGTATGCGATAAGTTAGATGTTCTTGCAGAAAAGCAAGGTATTACAAGAGCCGAGCTATCTAAAAGAGTTATAACTGAATGGCTAGAAATAAATTTTGATAACAAACTAGAGTTCTGGAGTTAATGCGGTCACTTAACGACCAGCTTAACAATGAAGAGTTAATGCTTAACTTAGGTCAAAGTAGAGTTAGGTCTAATCAAAACAAAAAACAAACTAAGGGCATGGAGTCTCTCACTATTTATGGTGAGGCTTTGTGCTCTTTTAATGTGGACATAATTGTTAACCACTTGCGAGCCATTAGGAGAAAGATTGAGAGCGGTAAAGCTGGCACTAACTATGCAATGCTTACACCATTATTAGAATTGCCTCCCCAACAAATAGCAGCAGCAGCAATAAGAACAGTAGTCGATACTCTCTCAAGCACTCCTACCCTGCACCAGATAGCAGCTAGTGTTATCGAAAAGATATGGATAGAGACAATGCTAGATAGAGCTACCGATAGTGAGCTAAGTAAATACAAGAGAGGTAAGCATAAAAAAAGATATAAAATTTTTTTAATTAATTCAATGGTCAATACTGAATACTGGAACGCTCGCCAACGCATGGCAAGTGGCCTATTTATGGTTGAACTAATACAAAAATATACTGGATTAATAGAAATATATTTAGAAAAACATTTAAATACCTCCAGAAGAATGGTCAGGGCAACCGACAAGTGCATGGAATGGGTCAAGAAAATAAACACCGACTTAAAAATACACACCCCAAATTTTTTACCGCTGCTAATTAAACCTAAACATTGGACTAACCCTTACGATGGAGGCTACTATAATGAGAACATAAAGTTTAATCTTTTTAAAAGTAACAATAAACAAATAGCAAACAAACCTATAGCAACTACTACGTTTTATGATGTTGCAAACATACAAGGCGATGTAAGTATGTGTGTTAATAAGTATATGTTAGAGCAGATATTAGAGGCATATAATAATAATTTAGAGATAGGTTGTTTGTTACCAAGAGAAGGATATGCTGTACCTCCTTACCCAAAACATTTAAACGAGAATGATCCAGAAGTAATTAGATGGAAAATGCAATGCAAAAGAATAATAGAAAAAAATAACCAAACAAAAGGTAGTCGTATTGGTATAGCAAAAACATTATGGATGGCTGAGAAATATAAAGACGAACCTAACTTGTACTTTCCTAAACAACTAGACTTTCGAGGTAGGGTTTACGATAGAGTTCCCTACTTAAATGCACAAGGTAATGACATATCAAGGTCGCTACTGCAATTTACCAATGGCAAGTTAATAAAAACAGAAGAAGATCTTAACTGGTTAAAGATACATGGTGCAAATATGTTTGGTATAAAACAAGACTTTCAAACAAAGATTGATTGGGTTAATAATAATTTAAAAAACATTTATGCCATTGGAAGAGATTGCTGGGCTGCACCAGAACTATGGATGCGGGCTGATAAGGCTTGGAGTTTTCTTGCTTTTTGCAGGGCAGTCTATCTTTATCAACAAGAACCAAGTAGCTATTTATGTCAGCTTCCCTGCCACCTTGATTGCACTTGTAGTTCTATACAGCACTACAGCGGATTGCTACGCTCCAAAGTAATGGGAGAAAAAGTTAATCTAATTAACTCAGATAGACCGCAAGATATATACAGCGAAGTAGCATCACAAATAAACCGAAGACTTATAGATAGTGACGATCCAAGAGCAGCTAAATGGTTAATGCTTAACGTAGATAGATCATTAACTAAACCTTGCGTAATGACAGCACCATACTCGGCTACCAATAGTGCCTTCTATCACTATGCATACAGCTGGGCACAAGAACGATCAACAAAACTATTAGGCAAGAAGAACTGGACAAGAGGTAAAGGTAGTATGAGTGCTATGAATTACATGGCTACTCTTTTATTTCAAGAATCAGCTAAAGCTATAGCTCCAGCATATGTAGCAATGAAGTGGTTTAAGGCTGTAGCTAGAGAACTAGGCAAGGTAAACAAAGCAGTAACATGGACTAGTCCTACTGGTTTGTATGTCGAACAAAAGTATTACGACCCAAAGAAAATAAGAATACAACTTAAATATTTATCTGACGTTTATCTCGATATAAGAACAAATGAAGATACACCAGAACTAAATACAAGAAAGATGGGTCACGCTATCTCAGCAAATATATTACATAGTTTTGATGCAAGTCATATGGCATTTTCTACAATTCATGCTTCAATACAAGGAGTCGAAAATATCGCTGGCATCCACGATTGTTTCGTTACTACACCGTCTGAAATGAGTTTACTGCGTGACTCGGTTAGGCAAACATTTGCTGATATGTATTCAGTAGATCGTTTATCAAAACTAAAGGCAGAATTAAAAGCACAATTAACAGACAACCAAATAGAAACGCTACCTCCAGAGCCAACTCTTGGAGAGTTAGATGTTTTACTTACACGTTCATCAACCTATTTCATAACATGAATCAAGTTAAAGCAAATCCTTTTTATATCTTCACACCAGAATGTGGAGTTGCATGGAGTCATCTAGTAAAACCAGATGATGCATTTAATAAAGCACCAGAATGGAGCGTAACACTACTGTTAGATCCAGATTCAAAAGAAACAACAAGAGTATATGACGAGTTTGAGAAAGGTCTTGAAGCATGGAAGGTACAGCTTAAGACTGCTTTTCCGCAACAAACTTTTAAAATGGGCGAACATTCAAGGTATGGATTTACCGAGTTTGAGGGCAAAAATGTAATGGAGATCAAATGTAAAAAACCTGTAGAGGCAGGGCAAGGTGCTAAGAGATTTGCTAACACTCCTCCTATTCTTTTAGATAAGTATGGCACTCCAATACCATTAGAAGAAAGAGAAAAATACATAGGTTTAGGTAGAGGTACAACAGTACAAGCCAAGTTAAGAGTGCAAGGGTATAACCATCCGACTTATGGTGTTGGATTAACAGTCCAACCAGAAGCCATAGTCATTATGAATTTTGTGCCATATGAAAAAACAACAGACCTCTCGGGGTTTAAGTTCCAAAACAAAAACCAAACGCAAGACCTCACACCCTCAAATGTTGAAAACTCCTATGGGGGTAGTACATTTTAGGTCAAAGTTTGAAGCACAAGTAGCATCAGACTTAATAAAAAAGAACGTACCTTTTACCTATGAAACTGTCAGCTATGATTACATCATCAGTAGTAGCTACACTCCTGACATCATCCTTCCTAACTGTGTGGTTGAACTCAAAGGAACGCTACTTAAAGAAGAAAGAAAAAAATATATTGCAGTCAAGACGCAACATCCCACACTAAGTTTGCGGTTCTGTTTTCAAAACGCAAACAACAAACTTAGTAAAGCTAAAAGAAGTCTGACGTATTGGCAATGGGCTGAACGTCATGGCTTCCTTTGGTGTAACAAGATTATTCCTAAAGAATGGTATGCCGAGTAAGTACAAAACTAAAGAACCTTGCCCAGAGTGCGGAAGCAAAGATAACGTAGCTGTTTATGATGACGGACACAAGCATTGCTTTGGATGTGGTTGGCAATTTCAACCTAAAAAAATTTTTAAGAAACCCACTTATCAGCCAATGAAAAAAGAATGGAAACCTATAACTGCAATTCCATGTGCTTTACCAAAGCGTGGTATAACAAAAGAGACTTGTAAGTTTTTTAATTATGGTATCTCTCAATTCAATGGTACTGATTGTCAGGTTGCAACCTACAGAAATCAAAGTGGATTAGTTGCAGCACAGCACATAAGATTTAAAGATAAAAGATTTATATGGAAGGGAGACTTAACTGATATAAAGCTATGGGGTCAGGAATTATGGAGGCAACAAAATACTGGCGGTGTATTTGTAACAATTACAGAAGGCGAGATTGATGCAATGAGCGTGGCTCAAGCTACAGTCTCAGCTAGTGGCAATTACTTTCCAGTTGTTAGTTTGCCATCAGGTGCTCAGTCTGCTACAAAGTTTGTAGCTGCAAATTTATCATGGTTATCTCAGTTTGTTCGTATAGTTATTTGTTTTGACTCGGACTCTGTTGGTGTGGATGCTGCCGAAAAGGTTGCAAAAATCTTACCTACTGGCAAGGCAGCTATCGCAAACCTACCAAGAAAAGATGCTAATGAAATGCTCCTCGCAGGGGAGTCAGAGTTACTTAGAGACTTACTCTTCAAAGCAAGTCCTATCAGACCCGACAACATATTTTCTGCCTACGATTTATGGGAAGATTTAGTAAAAGAAGATAACTCTAAAATATGTAGCTATCCTTTTCCACAGCTAAACAAGATGGTGCAAGGCTATAGAAAGCAGTCGTTGACTACGATTTGTGCTGGCACAGGTGTTGGCAAGAGCCTACTTTGCAGAGAAATGGCACATCATTTTTTAGTAAATGGATTAAAGGTCGGTTGGATTGGCCTTGAAGAAAGTAGTAAGAGAAGTATGCAGGGCATATTATCTATAGCTTTAAACAAACCTTTACACATAGACGAAAAGGCTGTTGATGAAAAAGAATTACGACAAGCGTTTGATTATTTATTTAGTGACAACAAGTTTGTATTGCTTCAACACTTTGGTTCGTTAGATCCAGATAGATTAATAGATCAGATAACATTTATGGCTACTGGCGAAGAGTGCGATGTTATTTTCTTGGATCATCTTAGTCTTGTAGTATCTGGACTTAGTGATGGAGATGAAAGAAAACAAATAGATGTATGCTGTACCAAGCTAAGACAGGTAGTTGAAAAGACAGGAGTAGGTTTAGTTATGGTCAGTCACTTGCGTAGAACAGATGGCAAGCCAGCTGAAGAGGGAGGCGACATAAATTTAGCAGCCTTGAGAGGATCGCAATCTATAGCTCAGCTAAGCGACCTCGTCATATGCGGAATTAGATCGCAACAAGCCACAGAAAAATCAAACGAACTCGAATTAAAAGTATTAAAAAATCGCCATAGTGGTTGCTTGGGTAAAGCTGACAAGCTTGAATACAACGAAGCTACTGGCAGACTAACTCCTTCCTTACATAATTTATTATGACTTTATTAATTGATGCCGATTGGCTGTGTTACAACTGCTGCTATGCAGTAGAGAATGACGATAGGTTCGATGACAACTTACACGTTCTATACTCTCGACCAAGCTGGGGATTAGATCTTATTGAGACTTACATACAAAGATACAAACAAGTATCAGAAGATGAAGGAGAAGTTATTATGTGCTTTACTTCTTACCCTACATTTAGACATAATTTGTATCAAGACTACAAAGCTAACCGCAAAAGCAGAAGAAAACCATTAGCTCTTAAGGCTGTCATGGATGCATTAACCAATAGATATAGATGTGTAAGATACAATGGACTTGAAGGAGATGACGTACTTGGTTTATTAGCAACAAGCAAAGAGTTGGATGATCCTATTATTGTTAGTCCAGATAAAGACATGAGAACTATACCTTGCAAGTTATTAGCTGGAGAAGATTTAGAGTTAATAACAAGAAGGCAAGCTAACAGGAATTGGATGGCACAAGCTTTAACAGGAGATACGACAGATAACTACAAAGGTATAGCTGGAGTAGGTGCAGTAACAGCAAATAAAATACTAGGAGATGCTAAAGAGTTACCTGATATGTGGGAGATAGTCGTAAAAGAATATGAAAAGAAACAAGGAGGATACAAGGAAGCATTACTTACAGCTAGGCTTGCAAGAATATTAAGGTCAGGAGATTACAACACTAAGACAGGTAAGGTAAAACTATGGAAACCTTAGTCAATACTTAATGGATTTTTCTTTTTCTTTTTTGGAAATCCAGCTTGCATATTTTTATATGCTTTTTCTGAAATAGTACTGTTAGCTTTGCTTCTACTTGTTCCAGCCTTCTTTCTCTTGTTGATGTTGTAATACAATCCTTTTCTAGCCATAGTGTGTACAGTAATATAAATATAAATTAGCATTACTCATGGCAGTTGACGACCCATTTCCACCCATAGAAGAAGCATTAATTAACAGATTAAAAGAGATGATACCAGAAAAATGTCCTGCTCTTGATGATAAAGATAGAGAAATATGGTATTACGCTGGTCAAAGAGGCATGGTAAAAATGCTTGAATCGGTTTACAATGAGCAAAACAACATTACTAAGGAGTAGTTATGTGCGGAGGAGGAGGCAGACCGCCAGATAGAACTGATGAAATGCTGGCTGTACAGCGTGAGCAAATTGCTGAACAGAAAAGACAGTATGAAGAAACTCGGGCTGATAATTTAGCAAGGCAAGAAGAGCAAAGAAAAATAGCTACCGCACCAGCAGCACCGCCTCCATCTGCTACAGCTACCGCACCAGCAGCTGCACTTGAATTACCAAGCGGAAGTTTAGGTATTGGAGGAGCACAAAAGCGGAGAGGTTATGGACGTAGAAGATTAAGAACAGATTTAAAACAAGGATCTGGTTTACAAATACCTTAAATGAATAACAACGAAGTTACTTTAACAAGTGGTGTCGATCAGAATAACTCCTATAAATCTGACATGGAGCAGAAAAAAGGAGTTACTGTTGCATCCAAGTACCAACAAGGAAAGACTAATCGTGCTCCTTATGGAGACAGAGCAAGAGCTAACGCTAAAGTAACTATCCCCTTTCTATATCCAGAAGATACATACGGAGATCGTGGCAAGATAGATCAGCCACATCAAAGTATGGGTGCTCGAGGTGTTTTAAATATTGCAAACAAGCTTGGCATAAATTTATTTCCTATCAATACTGGCTTCTTTAAATTAGAGATAGATGGACTAGCAATGATAGTTGCTGAACAAGGCCCAGAAGTTAAGACGCAATTAGATACAGCCTTAGTAAAAGTAGAACAGCAAGTACATAATATGCTGGAAACTATGTCGTTCAGAGCCTCAATGCATGAAGCCTTTGAGCAGCTAATAGTAGCAGGGAATGTATTGTTATATGTTAGTCCAGCTGGGATAAGAGTTATTCATTTGGAAAACTATACAGTTCAACGTGACCCTATGGGTAACGTAAGCGAAATAATAATAGAAGAAGAAGTTAGTCCTACAGTATTACCTCCTAACTTCTTACCAAAAGATTTACAGGAGAAAGATAATTACAGTAAAGAAAAGACTTGCAAAATATATACCTGTGTTAAGTACAAAGATAATAAATGTATGTGGTATCAGGAAGTAAAAGGTAAGCCAGTACCTAATACATATGGTATGTCTCCCGCTGATTGCTCTCCCTTTATTCCATTACGCTGGTCACAAATCGAGTCAGAGAATTACGGACGTTCATTTATTGAGCAATGGTATGGCGACTTAACTGCATTAGAAAACTTGTACCAAAGTATATTGGAAGCAAGTGCAATGCTTAGTAAGGTGTTGTTTATGGTATCTCCAGCTGGTACTACAAGACCTCGTACTTTAGTTAATGCAGAAAATGGATCAGTAATACAAGGTAGTGCTAATGATGTGACTGTACTGCAAGCACAAGGAAAGTTAAATGATTTATCTTTAGCTAACAATACTATCGACAGAATAGAAAACAGACTGTCGTTTGCTTTCCTTCTTAATAGTGCAGTACAACGTCCAGCTGAAAGAGTAACAGCAGAAGAGATAAGATATAGCAGTCAGGAGTTAGAGGCTTCACTCGGAGGCTTGTACTCACAACTGACGCAAGAACTACAGCTACCTCTAGTTAAACGATTGGTGTTTATATTGCAGAAAACAAATAAAGTTCCTGACTTTCCAAGAGGAGAAGATGGAGAAAGTTTAATACATCCTAAACCTATTACTGGTATGGAAGCTATAGGTAGAGGGGATGATAGAAATAAATTACTAGAGTTTATTGATGCATCAAGAAATGCTTTAGGCCCAGAGG